GTATTAGATCAGTATAGAAATACTCCTGTGTTTGATAAGTGGACTGACATAACTTATGAGTTATCTAGACAAAATATACACCCAGGCAAAGAAAAAAATAAAGATCATGCGCTTGTAAAAGAATTTAAAACTTTACCTCAAGACCTTCAAGATATAGCTATTGGTATGCATAATAGTCTTGTACAACGTTCTATGGAAGCTTTAGACGCTTTAGAAAAAATGAGCGGAAGAAAAGTAGATTACTTAAGAAAAGAATTTGATGAGAAACAGTTAGAATTTTATCAACCTTTTATGCGTGATGGAGACTATTGGTTTGACTATCAAATACAAACAAAAGAAGGACTAGAAACAGTAGTAATAGCAGCACAAACACCACGTGAAAGAGAACGTTTAAAAGAAGAAGCAAAAACTAAAAAAGATTTTGTTAAATTTACTGACGAAGGGTATTCAAGACCTACACCAGCTAAAGATAGTCCACCTGACAGAGAGATGTATGACTATATTCAAGAGTTATTAAGTAGAGCTGATATATCTGCAGATGTAAAAGATACTTTAACTGATCAAATAACGGAACAATTTTTAAGTAGATTCAGAGCAGAAAGTGTTCAAGCAGCTAGTAGACATAGACATGGCTTTCACGGATTTATAAAAGATTTAGAGTATGGTTTTGCAAATGCAAGTAATAGATCTATAAAAAATATAAACGATATAACTTATCTTCCTGACATTAAATCTGCTTTAAACGAAATAAAAGCAAACGTTAGTAAAGGAGGTTCTGGTGAAGGGTATCGCAAAGGTATATATGAAGCTATAAATGATAGGGCTTCTTTCTTTTTAAACCCTGTTGCTGAAAGCTGGGCTTCTACAGCTAGTTTTTCAAGTTATGCATGGTATATAGGAGGTAATTTATCTTCAGCTTTTGTTAACTTAACGCAGATGCCTATTGTAGTAGCGCCTATGTTGGGGCTTGATTACGGAATTGGAAAATCTGTTTCCGCATTAGAAAACGCCCGTAAACTTTATTTTCAAGGTGACTTGGAAGGTAAAGCTAAATTAAAGAATAGAAGCACTTGGGAAACACGTAACATACCTGACTATACAATGGAAGAAGGTTTTAATGCAGAACAAAAACAAAAGTACGGCGCTTTATTTAAAACAGCTAATGAAAGAATGACTTTAACCCGCGGGTTAATACATGAAAGTATAGATTTTAATTCTAATACTAAGTTAGGTCAATCAGCAAATTTAGTTAATCAAGCATTAGGTTGGACGTTTAAAAACTCAGAACGAGCCAACCGTGAGCTTACTTTAGTAGCAGCTTATGATTTAGCTAGAGGAGCAGGGGACTCTGAGCAAATGGCTATAGAAAAAGCCATAAAGCTAACAATTAAGGCTCATTCACATGCATTACCTGAAGCAGGCCCGTTACTATTTCAATCTGGTATAGGTAAAGTAGCTTTTACTTTTAAACGTTTTGCTCAAGCTCAAATATATTTAGTATCTCAGTTGCTTGGAAGATCATTTAATTTGTCTTACCATCTTACCGGCGATAAAAAAAGAAAATTAACTAAAAAAGAAATGAACATTGCTAGAAAACAATTAATGGGTATATCTGGTATGGCTTATATGTTTGCTGGGGTTCAAGGGTTACCTTTTTATGGAGCCGCAGATGCGTTAGCTTCGTTATTAGTAGATGATGAAGAAGATCCATTTTTATTAGATGATTTTGTTAAACAATCAATAGGCGAAGTAGGTTACAAAGGGCCTTTAACCGCTGCTTTTAATGTTGATATAGGAGCTAGAACTGGATTCAGAGGATTAATGTGGCGCGCTGATAGAAGGCGTAGAGAAGAAGTAGGTGAAGCTGTGTATATAGCAGAACACTTTTTAGGCCCAAGCTGGTCAATATTAACAGGTATTGATCGTGGTATTGAGGATATAAATGAAGGAAATATTACTAGAGGCGTAGAACAAATAATTCCTACGTGGGCTAGAAATGGTGTTAAAACTTTTCGATTTGCAACTGAGGGAGCTACCACCAGAAAAGGACTTAAGATAGTAGACGATCCCAACGCATATAATTTATTTATGCAGTTATTTGGGTTTAGCAATTCTGATTTAAGCCAAGCTTATGAACGCGTAGCTATTATGAAATTTAAAGAGAAAAAAGTTTCAGGGCTTAGAACTAAATTATTATTAAATTATTACCTTGCTACTGTGGCTGGAGATAGTAATGGAATGAATAGAATACAAAAAAAGATAGATAAATTTAATACTAAAAATCCTGAGATTGCAATTACGGGGAAAACATTAAATAACTCACGTAAAACTTTTGATAGAAAAGCCCTTGAAGCTGTACATGGTGTATCATTTAATCCAAAAATGAGAGATCGTTTAATTGAAGAAAGTGACTATGATGAAGATGAAGAAGATTTTTTCTATAATGACTAGCTAAGTCGCCAAGCTCTTATACCTTTTACTCCATTCTCTACTACTATTTTATGCACGAACTTAAACTCCAAACGTTTGCTTTCTTTTTTTAATGCTTTAATAGCGGCTTTAACATCAATAGCCGGAATAAAAATAGAAGTACCTGGTTTAAATTCAGGCCACATAATTTGGTAATCAACACCGTTAGTTAACATTTTTAGGAATATCTAAATCTAGGTTTTCTGGTTGTATGTCTTCAAAAGTAGAGTTGTCAACCCATAAACATCTTACTGCTGGAGCACTTATGTCTAACCCTTTATGAAGCGTTTTATTTTGTGATGCTCTTTTTAATACACCTGCTTTTTTTAATCCTTTAATAAAGTCATTATAGTCTACTTTAATCTGGTTAGTATACTCTCGCATAATAGACACTGGTATATAAATAGTGTGAGTGTCTGGTTCAACACGAACTTTTAAATCAAGGGTAGGTCTTAGTATTGGTGCTTCTAACACCCCGGCTCTAGAGTCAATCTTACTATTTATAACAAGTGTGTTGCTTTTACACTCGTTTAAAAAATTACCAAGTGTTTGTAAGGAATCAAAATCTCTTTCTTTTAAATCTATCTTAGAGTTACGTAGTTCTTTAGCTATAGCTTTATACACCGGCATAATAGGTATGTTATGAATACCTAAGCTCTTAGAAATTATAGCGCCAAGAAAAACAGCGGCCAATGTAGCTGAGTATTTTCTATCCTCACTTTTAATGTTTAATTCTTTGTCTATTTTTCTTTGTGTTTGTTGTAGTTCTCTTTTAACTTTATCTATGTTCGCTATAAGATATTGAGCGTATATTTCCCCGGCGTGTCCATAATTATCAAACAACTTCCCAAAATGCGTATCAGCTTCTTCTTTGGTTAAGGTAGTATTTTTCTCTATTCGCAGTTGAATAAACCGTGCCATTTCACCACTGGACTTAGCTCGGTCTGAAAACATAACGCTTCTAAAATCAGTATTACTAGAGACTAAACATATAAGATTAAACACAGTGTCATTAGCTCTTTCTCTATTTACACTACCGCTGGTTAACCTATTCTTGCCTCGTCCCGTTGCCATAAACTTAAGAAAGGTATGCAGTTCACCGGCTTTAACATCTGTAAACTCATCGACAGCGGCCGGTAAATTGTTCATGTACCCCATCCTATGTACAATAGAGTTAGCGGTATCCCCCCATAACTGAATAAGCTTGGCGGATAGATCAGGATTGCCATAAACGCTTGTCATAGCTTGAAGAATAGTAGTCTTCCCCTGGCCTGTTTCTGGATGGTACAAATTAATAACAGCTGACTTTTCTCTGGAATCAAAGAAAGGCATTAACAAAGAACCAAATGCACAGAAGAAACCAAATGCCCTAAGCTCCATACCTGGTCGTTCGTAAATACTTATTGCTTTTTGCCACTCTTCATAGCTCCCCTGCTTTTGTAAAGTTGGGTTAACTTCGTTCAATTCATCCGCTATAGGTACGTATTTAATACCGAAAGCACTTATCTCTCTGTTGCCAATCAAAATTTTGTTTTTATACTCAACAGGCCCCGGATTCCATCCATATTGCTTATGCATAGGAGAAGCTTCTTTCGCTCTCTGCTGTGTTTGAATAGCTGTAACGATGTAATTAATAACGCTGTCCATTTGTTTTCCGTGAGCTATAACTCCTATATCAACTAAAATTTGTCTGGCTTTATCTCTAGTCATTAACTCAGAAGTTCTGCCTATAAACTCTCTAACCGCATCCTTAGGCAGATGTAACTTAAACCATGCGCATTCCCCTAAGTTAGGATCGTGTAACCTCTCAACCAGGTAAAAATCATAATCGTAAATTTTAATACCATCTTCATCGTCGTCCGGCATCACTCTATATACACCGCCATTTTTTCCTCGAAAATAAGGGTATGGGTACTCCGGCACTTGATAAGTAACCATCTTATCTAGAGCTTCACTCTTAGCTTCAATAATATTATCTGCGCCACGCGCTCTAGCTATAACGCGACCCAGTTGTATAGGGGAAGTGATTTTCCCCTTGTGTGAGCAATTTTTACAGCCGGGAGGACGTAATGATTCAAATTGTTTACAAGTGTGCGGAGCGGGGATCTGATAAGCCTTTTCTTCGGTTTTAGTAAAATCGTAGTCTGTATGTAGCTTAGAAATACTGTGTATAGCTATGGATTTGTCTTCACAATGCACAGCAACTGATAAACCAGACCGCCAAAGAGGTTCTTCTATTTCTTGTTGTTTTGTCATTATATGGTGTAACTGCGCACACCCGTCGTCTATTTTACAACGCTCAATAATTTTTCTAAATCTAGATGAATTATTACCTAGTAATGCTTTGGTGGCCGCATCTGCTTCTCTTCGCGGTGTAAATTCTTTTACCACTTGCACTGGTATAAGAGACGCAAGTTCTTCAAATGGAGTTGGCTTACCTGTTTTTATGACTTTGACTTCTTGAGGGTCGTCGATGTCTTTAAAATTTTTAGTGTTGGGTATTCTGAGTATACGAGTTACATCAGCTGTGCACATGGGGTCAGCATAAAAACTATACTTAACGCATAAAAATTTAAGACCTTGAGATACAGGAAGCCAGACCACTTTGTCTACAGGTTCAGTGAATGACCAATAACAATGTATACCTCTCCCAGAATCAATTAATGTAGGAGCTGGTAATTTAGTATCATCAGTAAATTTTCGTAAAGCAACAAGAGCATCTTCTTTGGTACGATAGTCTTTCCAGCGGCGTTTCTTTTCATCATAACCGCAGTCAATATCTAACCATAAGATACGTTGTTCTTTAGCATTAGGCTTTTTTCTATCAGTAGGTTCAACCCATGTAGAGCAAGCAAAATAAACGTCTTGTTTATCTTTTAAAAGTTTAAGCGCTTGTCTCTCTACTTCGTCAATAGTTTTGACAAATTTAGGGTGAATAATATTCTGTTGATCTTTACCTACAACGCAATAGAAGCCCTGTTCCGACCACACATGGCGTAAAAATTCTTTTATTTGCATGGTGCGGCATCATTTATATTCAGCAGTTAAATCTTTTATTAACTGATTTATTTTTTCAATGTTATTTTTACTGGGTGTGGACTTACCACAAAACCAATTATAAACGCATTGCCTAGATGTACTTAGTTTTTTAGCTATCTCTGCCGCGGGGTACATAAGTTTGATACATAATTTACCTAACTTTATGCCGGGTGTTACAGGTGTAGCTTTTTTATTATCATTAATTACTTTTTGTGAATAACCTCTCATATTATCTCCTACTCCCAATCAGATACTAAATCATCAAGACTCACATCACCTGTGTCTTGTACGGGTTTGTCTTCAGACTCTTTAAACATATCGCCTTGAGGCGTTTCAGTTTTAGTTTTCTTTTTTCTACTTGTTTTTTTCTTAACAGGTTCAGCAACTGCTTCTTTTTTCTCAGCTTCAATTTCATCGCTTTCATCTTTTTCAGTTAATCTAAAAGCTTTAGGTAAATCTTTTTCATCCACCTCAGGCTCTCTTTTAACTACAGTTAAAGTAATAGCTCGTTGAGCATCTTCAGTAGCTCCCTGGCCTTTAGATATTTCAAATTCTTCATCCGATAATCTAGAGACCGGCGAAAACTTAACCTTAGTACTGGAAGAGTTTTCATCAAAAGACATACGAGTAACTACTGAGCCTACGGCTTCTTTATTTGCTTTTACGTAATCCGCATATTTATTTAATGGTTTACCAGTATCATCACCCGTTCCAAATATAGATTGAGCAGGAAGAGTTAATTGATATACATCGCCTTCTAAATTATCTGCCATAACAACAGCTATGCGTCTACTAAACCTACATGCTTTAGTGTTATTAGGGCCTGAGCCTTTAATGTTTTGTGGACATTCAGAGCAATCTTTATGCTGTGGTTCTAATACATCTTTATCAGGAACTTGAGCGTCAGAACTCCAACATGAAGGTGGAGATAATTTAGTCCCCGGTCTGTATGCTTCAGGGTAAAACATCCTGTGCACAGAAGGAGAAGCATTTACAATAACCACATCTAAGTGTCGTTGATTGCTTTTGCTAATTTCTTCCCCGTTAATAATTAATCTAAATAAATTATTACGTATAGAAATCCTTTTGCTTGTAGATGAGCTTCCAGTTATGTTATGAGAAAACCCATCCTCTCTATTACTTTTAACCATTTCTGTAGGTTTGTCTTTAAATACATCTATTTCACTTGTCATTATTCTACCTCCTCGTAGCTTCTATTTTTACGGATAGACACCGTATATTCAGAAGATGAGCTTAAACCTGGTGGTAACTCATCAGGGTTTTCAGCTATATATTCTTTTATATTTGTTTGGTTTAGCCTTTTTTCCATAAACTCTATAAGGCCTTTGTCTTTAATAAACTTATACATGCTTGGCCAATCTGTAGTCCAATAACGTTTTTTAACTCGTCTACTGAGTGTTCCCACTTTATTTTTAAGACTATCAGTTTTTAAATAACGGCAAGCTTCAATAAGAATATTATCGAGTTCTGATTTTTCTTTTTTCATTTTTTTTGCTTCATTTTCGTGAGTGGCTATTTTTTCACGTAATTCTAAGATGGCTTTCATAATCCGTTCAATGTCTTCGCCAGTCATAGCTTTTATCTCAACCATTTCTACAACTGTTTTTAAACCGTCGCTTCTAGTACTTGTCATTATTTCATTCACCTTTATTTACCCCCGTTTTGATTAAAACTAAAGCATAGCATACATTTTTACAATGTCAAACCCCTATTTCTTCCTTATATAAATCAACTAACTGTGTATGTAAGTCTATTTTGCCCTGCAACATTTTATACATTCTCTCTTCTACTGGACTACCTTGCAGATGAACTACAGTCATAGGGTTACGTTGCCCTGCTCTGTCAACCCTGGCGCAACATTGTATGTAAGTTTCTACTGACAACACAGGCGACCAAAAAACTACTACGTTAGCCGCGTGTAAAGTAATCCCATGAGAAGCAGCTTGAGGCTGAATAATTAATACTTGCGGGTCCGGAGTTGTTTGAAAGTTGTTAAATATTTCAGTCCTTTTGCCCATAGACACATCACCATGTATAGACTCACAAGTTATATTGCTATTGTTTAGCTCGTCTTTAATCCTGTTAATGCTATGTCTAAAAGAACAAAAGACTAATACCTTATGAGTTGCTTCATTTATTATTTCTTTGAGCGCTGTAAGTCTATTTTTTATATCGAACTCTATAGTCTCACCATTGTCTGAATATATAGATCCCGCACTAACCTGTAATAATTTGGTCAGCATAACTCCCGCATTGACCACAGTTATTTCTTCCCCCGCCGCTTGCATATACATATCTTTCTTAAGTTTTTTGTAATATTTGTTTTGCTGGGGTGTTAACTCTACTTCTCTACACGTGTACAGCACATCTGGTAAGTCCAGGCATTCCTCTTTTGTGTGGCGTATAGCAGGCTGTAATGTTTTAAATACTATATCCTGAGCGTTGTATCTAGGTATCCATTTAAACTGACCAACTTTTTGCATAACCATATCTTTAAACGTACCGGCATAACGTGGTACAGCAACGGGGTTTACCATTTTAGCTAATCCATATGCATCGAACGGTGATTGTGCGGCGGGTGTACCAGTTAACAACCATACCCATGTGTCTGGGTCAATTAGTTTGTTAAGTGATTTCCATCGTTTAGTTGTAACAGTTTTAATGTAGTTAGCTTCGTCCACTACT